AGACCTAATAGTGTAACAACGCCTGCACCGGCTAGAATCTTATTGACTGTTTTACCTGTTTTGAGTTTAAATGCCATTCTACGTTCTAAGAATAGAGAATGACTTAATAAGTATTCCTTTAATTAAAAACATGGTTGTTATCTCAAAGATATTGCCACTCTTAGCCGCCGGTGTGGGTCTATTCTTTCTAGTAAATGCTATTACTAGACCGGCCCATGCCCAACAAACAGCCGGTGCATTAACTTCTACTTTTGGTTCATTAGGTTCAGCCGGTTCAGCAATAGGGAGTTTAGGTCAGGGGATTGGCTCGGGTTTAGCCGGTCTTTTTAAGCCAGTTTGGGAGGTTTCAAATTTATTTGAAAGATTTTCTAGTTTAGCTACAGGTTCAGCGAATGTATCTCCAGTTGTCCAAGCCACAACAGGTGAAACTAGTGCGGCTACCACAACCTTTTCAAGCGGTTCTGATAGTCCACGTGTTACAAGTAGTCCTTCAGGTGGTTACTCAGCCGGAGCAATAACGGCTCATAGAAGTACAAGTGGGTTTGGGAGAGCAAATTGAAGAAAGGAAGTGCAGAGGCTAAAGCATGGGGCCGTAAGATGAAACGACTTAGAGGAGGTAAATCTACGAAAAAAGGTGGCGTGAGGAAAACTGCTCGCAGAGCCTACAAAGGGTTGAAAAAACGTACTAGAAGGTCAAGATGTATTACTAAATGCGTAACTAAAAGATATAAGAAAAAATCAGATAATTGGTCATTTTAGACCCACACATATTTCTCACCTTTACACTTTGGACAGTCAACAGTTGTATTGTAGATGGGGTCTAGTTTGTTAGAACCAGTCTGTAAGTCTACTGTTCTTACAATGCCATGAGGTATTCCAGTTTCTGTATCTGCACAACAATCACAAGGTTTGTACTCCTTCAGTTTGAGCTCCAGGTTGGGCCGGCTTATTATTGGTGTTGGCTGATTTGATTTTTTCATAAATTCGTTCAACTATAGCAGGGTCTTTCTTAACTGCTTCTTCAACCTGTGGAACCAGGAAGGATGCAGCCTTTCTGTACTTGTTTGGTATCAACTGCATGATAACCTCACCTAGACCAGAATCTTTCATGTCTGTATCAGTTACTGTATTTCCATTTTTCAATCTATTTACAAAACCATTTAATCGTTTTACTTCCTTAGCGTGTTCCTCCTCGCCTTCTTTTTTCCGGTCTGCTAAATATTTAATATCACTTTCAAAGTCTTTGATGCGCTGTCTACTGTGTTTGTTTATTTTTTGATTGTTCCGAGCAATGAAACACGCAGAAATACCACCAGATATACACGCCACCAGGATAAGTGCTGATGATAAAAGCTCTTCCATACCATAATTATCAAGTATTTACTTAGTACTAAGTGTTTTCTACTTGTCTTTTACTTGATTCTACTTGATTCTACTTGTTTTTGCTTGTTTTTACTTAATTTTACTTGACAAAAACGCCTAACTAACCTAATGATTATTTGAATTTGTCATAAAAGTCTCACTGTAGGTACGTTCCTAGGGGATATGGTATTGGCTTGGGGTGACATAACTGGGGACTGGCAAGTATATGTGGTCAAAATTTCTTAATATATATTATTTTATAGTAGTAATACGACTTAGTATTATTATGTTTAATCCAGACCATGTGACACCGTTAGAAAAAGCAAGAAGGTTAAAGGCTGCACAAACAGAGACAAAGGTTGCTAAAACTATTTCCATACCAATTAGTTATTGGGCCTTACTTGACCAGGTTCGAAACATAACAGGAAAGAAAAACGCAAATGAAACTATCATGTATTGTATTAAACAAATAGGAATTGAGGAGGGTTTAGAATCTTGAACAAAAAACAAAAAGAAGTATTACTTGCAAAATTAAAAAGACATGTGAAGGTTTTAGAATCTTGACAACTGAAATTATCCCAAGAGAAAAATGTAGATTTTGTAAAGTCTATTTGGCTAAAAACTGTGTTAATGATATTTGTATCGAATGTTCAAAAGGTAAGATGATGGGTTTGAAACTTTGAAAATGGAAATAATCGAAAGTGATTTGAAACAATTATTCCAGTGGATAAAGACAGCTACTGATTCATTGTCCGTTCTGGAAGAACTGTGTAGGTCACAACAGGTGTTGATTGAACAGCACCAGGATGCAATTGAAAGTTTAGAAAAACGAATTATCAATATAGAATTATTGCTAACCCAAGAAGATAACAAATAATTATTTGTTGTCAAAAATAGAAAGAACTAATCTAAAAAATTTCAGAATGACAATCTGAAATTTAATTTTAAAGGTCTGTACCGAGAACAATTAAACCGCTTCCTACACCGTATGTACCTGCACCTCCTCCCTGATTCAGCTGAACACCCCGTATATTTTGTGTGACATTCGCCCACTTCCCAAACATTTGTCGGTTTGTTGGCGCTGTTCCTGCCGAATTGTTAGTGTTTACTGTTCCATGTCTTATGGCGAGTTTGCTTTGTGCAATATCTGGGCAACAGACTTCTATAGTTTCAAACGCGCTTCCATTATCTGAACCCGCTATACCTGTAGCACCTGTTGCGCTGGTAGCTGCACCAAACGAACTACTGAACTGTGTTGCATAATTATTTGCAACATCATAAGTTAATCCATCTCCACTAAAACACAAATATCTGCGGATAGCCCCCCCTGAACCATCCAATGTCCAAGCATAGATTTGTAAAAAGTCTTTTACATCAGCCGCCCCCCAAAAAACACCTATACTTCCACTAGCAACACCTAACGTTGTTTGGCCTAGTATAGTCCATGCACTAGCACCTGGGCCAGCGGGTGCAACCCAAGAAGGTAAATTTCCACCAGAAACCGTAAGTACATCTGCCGGATTTCCGATTGCTAATTGTTGTAAGTGAGCACCGTCAGAAAAAGTTGTATCACCAGAATTTAACTGAGCTTGCGTAACGTTGGAAAAATCAAGTGGGCCACCATCTTGTGAAACTGTACCATCATGAGTATGGGGTAAAAGAACGTTAGAACCCCCACCAGAGAAGCCCATTGTTTAACCCCTTGCTTGGTTAAATCGTTCAGCTTCTGTACTTACATAAATTGGTGAAACTTGAGCTAAAATGTCAGTGGTTCCGGCTGCACCGGCTACTATCTGAATACTTACAATACTTTGATTGTTTATGTTTTGGTCTGCACCGGCTGACAATTGAATTGCTGGCTGACCATTAATTGAAAAACTACAACGATTAAGTTGGTCTTGATTTTTAATTGCTGCCGAAATTGCATAGGCTCGATATTGTGTTGGGTAATGAACTGTCTGTGTTGTACCGGCTGGAATAATATCAGCAACCATTGTACTTTCGGCTGTAGTATCAGACGGTTTAACGTTTACGTGATATCCTTGAATTACTTGTGGCATTATCTAAAAGAGATTAGCGTATTTAATTAGGAAAGAATAGTTTGCCGCGACACCCGCATTTTGAACAGAGTTGTAGGCTACTTGCTTACCCCCCGCTGCACCACCAACTTCGATTGGCACTGGCCCTGGTACAACTCTACCGGCTGAGTTTGGGTCTGAGGCTGCTGAGAAAAATGCAACACCTGATTCTAAACCGTTAATCAATAATCTGTTTTGGTAAAAATCACCCACAAGTGGAATTGGATTTGAAACCTCATCTAAAATTGCGTTGCTTCTATTTAGCTGGGTAATTGTTAGTCCGGTAATATCATCAGTTGATAATCCAAAAACGTTAAGACCCACTACTGCTGATGTTGTCGTATAACTTCTCATTAACGGTACAGCCATTTTATAGGCTCTCCGTTAGTGTATTATCTAAAGCTGTTGATGTTGTACGGCCCCCAGCAAACATTGTTGCTGCTGCACCGACTACTGATTCTACGCCACCAACTGAATAAGCAGCAATACCTTCAACGGCTTTGCCCATTGTTGAGTTCATGAATCCAGGTGCTACCATATTGCCCACTAGACCTAATAGTGTAACAACGCCTGCACCGGCTAGAATCTTATTGACTGTTTTACCTGTTTTGAGTTTAAATGCCATTCTACGTTCTAAGAATAGAGAATGACTTAATAAGTATTCCTTTAATTAAAAACATGGTTGTTATCTC